GATTTCGCATGTACAGTACCCGACCCAGCAAGTTCTGGTACAATTGTCATGGCTCTGACCAATTTGCAGACAGATGCATTAAATACATCTGGAAGATATGTTTATGATGTGGAACTATCGTTTACTGATGACGATGGTAACAATATCATTGAAAGAATACTTGAAGGTAAAATTAAAGTAAACCCATCAGTAACTAAGTAGGTAACTGAGAAAGATGGCAATAGATGTAACGACTGGACGTGGCAAAACAACGACTGAAGTTAAAATACAGGGTAAGACGAAAGTCGCATCTGTAAGAGTAGGTCGTCCTGTTAAGCGTGTTAGTAGCACAGCAAGCGGGCATATAAATTCTCTTGGCGGAGTAAATTTAGGTGGTGTCACGGACGGTAGTGTCCTTGTTTATGATGAAGATCTTTCTACATTCGAAGCAACTTTAGATCTGGATAAACAGAACTTAAACGGAGGACATTATTAATGTCAAGCACAATTAGAATTAAACGATCTGGTACTCAGGGGTCTCCATCCACCCTGAGATCAGGTGAGTTAGCGTATAGTTGGAAAGACGACTTAGCTGACGGACAACGATTATATATTGGTTGGGGGGATGAGACTACTCCTGGCGAAGCGGATAATATTGCAATTATTGGTGGTAAATACTTTACCGATAAACTGGATCACAGTGCTGGTACACTGACTGCATCCTCGGCACTTATTGTAGATTCTTACTCAAAAATTGACGTACTTAATGTTGACAATTTAAAGTTAGATGGTAATACGATCTCAACAATTTCTAACAACAACCTTATATTACATCCAAACGGAAACGGTAAAATTGATGTTGCTGGAACAAGAATCACGAATCTTCCGTTAACTCCTACTGATGACTCAGATGCAGCCTCTAAAGGATATGTTGATACTCAGATAGGTGCAGTATCATCTACCATCACACTGAGTGACGGAACAGCAACTGATGATTACACCACAGGTAACACGCTTACCTTTAATGGTGGTACAGGAATAACAACTAGTGTAACAGATAACCAAGTTAGTTTTGCCATCACTAATACAGGTGTTACCGCCAACACCTATGGTTCTGGTTCTAGTTACAAGATTCCAGTCATCACAGTAAACGCACAAGGTCAAATCACTTCTGCGGTTGACTCAGCAATTCCAAACGCTACTACTAGTGTTAAGGGTGTTGCAAGTTTTGCTACGGCAGACTTCGGAGTTTCAAGTGGTGCGGTAAGTATTAAGAGTGGTGGTGTATCTAACACCCAACTTGCAAACAGTTCGGTAACCGTTACAGCAGGCGATGGTCTGAGTGGTGGTGGTTCTGTAACACTTGGTAGTACAGTATCTCTTGCTGTCTCAGTTGATGATACTACTATTGAGACAAATGCCGATACACTCCGTATTAAAGACGGTGGTGTTAGTAACGCTAAACTTGCATTTGACTCAGTAACTATCGGTTCTACAAGTATTGCACTCGGTGCAACTCAAACTGAAATCGCTGGTCTTACTAAACTTACTGTTGAACAGTTAGTACTTGATAGCAACACGATTAGTTCTACCGCTGGTAAGATCTTCCTTGATCCAAATCCAGTAGGCGATGAAGGTGAGGTTGTTATTCAGGGTGACTTGACTGTACGTGGTACAACCACAACAATTCACTCAACAGAAGTAACTATTTCAGACCACGCATTGGTTCTTGCAGATAGTGCATTGAACTCAGCACAAGCAGATGCAGCTGGTATCATCATCGGTGCATCTTCGTACTCTGGTCGTCCAACATTCTTGTATAACACTAGTGGTGATAAGTTTGTATCTAACAAACCTATCCAAGTTTCTAACACAGCGGGTCTGTTGTTCAACGGAGACAGTGTAAACGAGATCATTGATGACCGTGTATCGAATCTATTGTTAGAAGGTGAAGCAATGGATCTTACGTATAACGATGCTGCAAACACGTTGACCATTGCTGCGGAAACTGCGACTTCAGGTAATCTTGGTGTTGCGAAGTTCCCAACAGCGAACTTCACAGTGACTGGTGGATCTGTGGCGATTAGTGCTATTGATGGTGGAACGTACCCATAAGTAGTAATACTTAATATATTTGGGAGGTAGACCTTGTCTACAACGATTAAACATAAAAAGAGTGACGTGAAAGGTGTTGCGCCTGGAACTAGTGCCTTAGAACTAGGCGAGATTGCAATCAATACTAATGAAGGTAAAATATTCATAAAGACACAAGACTCTGACAGCAACGTTGCGGTTATAGATTTTCAACCACTCAGAGTCTATAACTCTTCAGGAACAAGGATTAACTAATGGCAACACCAAACACTAGACAAGAATTTATAGATTACTGTTTGCGTAGTTTGGGTGCGCCTGTTATTGAAATAAATGTCGATGATGAACAACTAGAGGATCGTGTAGACGAGGGCCTTCAGTGGTTCCGTGAACACCATCCAGACGGTTCACGCAGACATTACCTTTCGTTCCAACTGACACAGACAATAATCGATAACGGATATTTCGATCTAGGAACCTCAGAGGTTTCTACTGTTGTTCGTATGTTCCCAATAAACACTGTTTCACAAACAACAAATTTCTTTGATATCAAGTATCAGATGATGTTGAACGATGTTACCGATCTAAACAACTATGCGGGCGACATTGCATACTACGAACAAATGCAACAACATCTATCATTACTTGATATGAAACTAAGCGGTATACCAGAGATCACCCATGACAGACAAAACAACAAAGTCTATTTTTACCTGAGTGATGAGAAACTCTCGGTAGGTGATTACATCGTTTTAGAAGTGTATGGTATCAGAACTCCAAACAGTAACAATGAATACAATTCGTTGTGGAACCATAAGTTCCTTAAAGAGTATACCACATCAATTATCAAAAGGCAATGGGGAACCAACCTATTAAAGTTTGATGGCATGACCTTGCCTGGGGGTGTTCAGATCAATGGTCGTTCTATATTTGAGGACGCTAACAATGAACTTGAGCAGATTCGTACTAGGTTTAGGGAAGAAGAAGATGTAGGCCCTATCTTCTTCGCTGGGTGATATGGCAACAAATCCGTATATAAGCAAAAAGGTACGATCCGAACAGAATCTTTATGAAGACATTGTAATTGAGTCTTTGAAGTTTTATGGTGAGGACGTATACTATATCCCACGTGAGATCGTTAACAAAGACACTATCTTTGCTGATGATGTTCCTTCACGATTTTCAGACGCTTACAAGATCGAGATGTACATCGAGAACACCGAAGGGTTCGATGGAGAGGGTGATCTATTTACTAAGTTTGGTATCGAGTTGCGTGATCAAGCAACGTTTGTTGTCGCACGTAGACGTTGGAAACAACTCATCGGTAACAACCTAGACGAGAAAGGTTTCCGTCCACGTGAAGGCGATGTCATCTATCTTCCTCTTTCAAACTCTATGTTTGAGATACTCAAGGTAGAAACCGAGACTCCGTTCTATCAGTTAAGTCAATTACCCACATTCAGAATGCAATGTGAGTTATTCGAATACAGTGATGAAGACTTTGATACTGGCATCGAATCTATCGATGTTGTCGAAGAAGAATCTGCATATCAATATGTGATGACCGTAGACTCAAATGGGTCGGGTGCGGCTGGTGCTACCGATCATTTCTTGGTTGGAGAACAAGTTGTACAAACCTACGATACCTATACTATGGAAGGTGAGGTTGTTAGGTTTAATGATTCTGATAATAAGGTTTATGTTTCTCATGCTGGCGCATCTGATGGCGCATTCCATACGTTTAATACTACAGCATTACTGGTAGGACAAACTTCTGGTGCGGCCTCTAGTGTTTCTTTGGTCGAACAATTACAGGCGATCCAAAACACCGCACAAAATAAAATATTCGATGATTTTGAGGGAGACTTCTTAGACTTCTCAGAATCTAATCCATTTGGAGATGTATTCTAATGTTTGGTGGATGGTTTTATAATAAGAGAGTAAGAACTGCCGTATCGGTATTCGGTTCTATGTTCAATAATATTCATGTATTACGGCAGAACTCTTCGGGCGCAACTATATCACAAGTGAAGGTTCCTTTGTCGTATGCGCCACGTAGATCGTTCATCGAACGACTAGAACAAATGGCAAAGGGAGAAGACGCTGAACGTAGAGTAGGTATCAAACTTCCACGTATGTCGTTTGAGATTACAAATATCGCATATGACCCAGAAAGACAGTTACCTAAGACAAACAAATTCTCTCGTGCATCCACAGATGACACCAAGAAGAAAAGATTCTATACATCTGTTCCATATACAATCGGTTTCCAATTAAACGTTTATGCCAAATCACAGGACGATGCGTTACAGATTGTAGAACAGATTATACCATATTTCAACCCACAATACACCGTATCCGTCAAACCTTTTGCTGATTACTCAGAGATCACCGAAGACACCCCCATCATACTGAACGGTGTTACCTTCTCGGACGACTTCGAAGGATCGGTGGGACAAAGACGTACTATCATCTATACATTAGACTTTGAGATGAAAGCGTCTTTCTATGGCCCAGATAAAGATGCGCCTATTGTAAGAAACGTAAACACAAACTTCTTCTTAAAAGAAGAAGGACTTAATGATAGTGACTTATTTGTTAAAGTACTAAATATAACACCAACGCCATCTAATGTAAGTCCAGACAGTGATTTCGGATTTAATATTCAACACCTTGATAGTGAAGCAGAATGACAGATGAAAACAAAAATGTTAACACCGATTATGAATATTCAAGAGACACCTACTACGAGTTAATCGAGAAGGGTAGGGAGTCATTGGAACTCATGATCGAAGTGGCACGAGAGTCGGAACACCCTCGTGCATTCGAAGTATTATCTGGGATGATCAAAAACATCTCGGACGTGAACGATAAGTTGATGGACTTGAATAAGAAGAACAAGGACATTAAACAAGAACCCAAACAG